CAGCTTTCTTAAACTGCAAAGCTAGTTTACCGGCAGACTCGCCACCTATACCCAAGATCTCACTTAGCTCTACGCCAGTACGGATTGCAGACTTGCTAATACCCTGTACTTGATTTAATCCTTCTGCGAATCCTCTAACCGCTTCGGCACCCGTCGCAAACTCTAGGCCCATATTGTAGAATTCAGTACCCATGCTTGCCGCTTGGGATTTCAGCTCTTTGGCGCCTTCGGACGTAGCGCCTATTTGCTTATTGAAGGCGGCTTGAGCGGGCATTACATTCTTATCGATAAAGTCATACAGGTTCTTGAATGCCTTCCATACAAGGATAATTGGACCCAACACTGCCAAGACGCCAAGACCAATAGCGCCGCCTGCGGCAAATGCCTTAAATATTTCAGCAAACCCTTTGCCCTCTTTTGTCATATCATATATTTTTTGCGGCATTGCACTAACACTTTCTAGCATACTGTCAATTGCGGTAGCAGGATGACGTATGGCATTACCCATTTTGTCCATGGCCTGTGATGCACTAAAGATAGAAAGTCTTACTTTTTCTTGTTCTTTCTGCACTTTTTCTAGATTGGCAAACTGATCTTTGACGCTTTGAACCAACAGCTCTTGCTCCTCGCGAGCTTCTCTAAGTAACTTATTATATTCTTCTCTAGTCTTATTTACCCATCCATTTTCTTTGATCTCTTCAATTTTTGCCACATGAGCTTTGGCTATTTGGTCTAGAGTTTCCTTCTCCACCTTCTTTCGCAATTTGGCATCTTTAAGCAATCTTGTAGAAAATTTATCTATATCTTTGTAATGTTTAGATAATTTCTCAGAGTCTTTGACAGTCTTAAGAATTTCTTCAGCAATATCAGTAGAGAATCCCGCAATAGCAGAAAATCTATCTGCTACATCGTTCATTTTAGACTGTAATGCGCCTACCAAATCTCTAAGAGAATTTACGAGGTCTTTCAGTTCGCCTGGTTCTAGATCTGCCAAAGTAGTTCAATGCTCCAATTATAGGTACACTTTGTCTTATATAATTATGTGGGACCAAAGTTTTTGGCAAAAAGGGTTATTTATTTACTTTTTATTGCGCATCGGCCCTAAAAAGCTTTCTGGTTTAACTACATTGCTAGCTTGTTGCGATTGAGCCTGAAATTTCTGTTTTTGTGCCGCGCTAAGTGGTTCATTAACGGGAGGATTTTTTTGACTCTTTTCGGCTTTCTCGATAATCTTCTTTACAAACCACTTTCGTACTGGTACGGGCAACATATAGCAATCCGCGTAACTCCAAGGTTTGTGGTCCGTCAAAAAATTAATTTCTTCCAGAAACAGATCTTCTTTACTTCGACAAGTCTGGCCAAAAGAATCCTAATCCTAACGGGATTTCGACCTCCATTTCTTCTGCACAATTCTTACACTTAACCCATTGTTTCATATCAACATTTGGCGAAATCTCTTGTACATGCTTGCGCAATGCTCTTGCGTCACTGGCTACCATATTATTAATTGTCTGACTGATCTTTTGGCGATCTGTTTCACCATTAATAGATACAATAGATTGGAAAAGTCTAAGAGTTACGCCCTTCTCTACTTGCCCACCAAGCTTCTTAGACCTATCTTTGATCTGAGACATTTCTGCTTCATCTTTGCCCGTGAGCAATTTGAATTGAATATCTTGACCCGATTTGGGTAACTTAAAAGAGAATAAGTTAAGATTAGGCTGAATTGGCGTGGCAGATAAAGATTTAATACTTAATCCATTTAAGGTAAAGTCACAATCAAAATCCTGATTACATTTGTCACAATTTAGCTTCGCAGAATACTCGGCACCATAGCCGGTAATGCGAATGGCAATAAGAATGGCATTACGATCACCAAGAATAAGGCTATCTGGATCAATTGTCTTATTCATAAGACATGATTCCATTAACTTGGTAAGTACCGTTCCGTTCTTTATTAGCGCACTAGAGGTCAAAATGTCTTCTTCTTTTGCCGTAAGAGTTTTGATCTCGACCCCATCTTCATTGAATAGTGGGTGACCTACTGGATAAATAAGTCCCTTACTAGGAAGCGGAACTCGATCAATTGGAATTTCTGTGGACGATTTAGCTACTGATTCTAACTTTTGCTGAAATGGATTGGATTCTGACATTTATTTCTCCTTGAAGGTATACTAATATTAATTAGCACACACGGAGATTATATCACAGAATTCCTTTGAGCTTAAGATCTTTCTCAAACCAAATTTCACTATTGGGGTGTTCTTTGTGAAACCAATTCCATTTTTCTTCGGAATCACCACGATGGTAACCTTTGATTTCCACATATAGATTTTGATCTTCTAGGTATAGGTCAGGCGTGTAAGTTCTACCATCCGGCATTGTAAAAGGTCCCGGATGCCATACATAATTTTCCTGTCTCATGTCCAAATATTTAAGGACTTTAAACTCATAGCCACCAACCCAAACAAGCTTTTCTCCGGTTTTCCAATGATATACTACTCCGGAATTGTTTACAGATAATGCACACTTATCTTGGAATTCTTTGACCTTCATAGGACTATCGACACCATATTTTTCTAAACAAGTCTGTTTCCTGTTGTCTTTTGCGCACATAGGACATTGGTGGTCATTTTGAATATTGTGAAGTGTTGGTGACCAAATATTGTTACAAATTAAACACTTACATTGTAATTTTGTCTCTACTCTTATTTGCGCCTCGGGCGCAGAAAGCAATTCAATATTGTACTCTCGCAAAATTTGTATTACTTCTTCGCGAGAATGGGGCGCGTGTTTTGCACACTTTGGACAACCCTGCCCTTGCTGAACGTCATTAAATCTAGGACTCCACAAATAATCACACTTTAAACATCTACAGTCTAACTTTGTATGGTTGTTCTGATATTCTTTAGACAATAATTTAATATTTTTGTCAAAAAGAAATTGTCTTACATTTTCGTAAGAAAGCTTTTCTAAGCCAGCGCAACGCGGACAACCAGTACCGTGACGAACATTGTCAAATCTGACTAACCACACACAGCCACACTGCATACATTCACATTGCAATTTTTGTTTATTGTTGATATATAAATCTGAGCGTAATATAATATTGTGCGCAAATAAAAAATTCTTTACGTGTTCATAGGTATGTTGCTTCATGACTATAAGTATAGCCTAGATCAACATAAATGTCAATATATTTTTAAGAAAATAAAAAGATCAACAAAATCAGCAGACTAGAACTGAAGGGTGGCGGAATCGAAACGAATTACTAACGCAATTTCACACGGATCAGAAACCGCATAGTCCAAATCTCCCCAATTAACATCAGAACACCAGGCATTAACAACTTCCCAGTCTTCTACGACCGCACCAACCGGATCTAAAAGTTTTAAATTCAGGGTCTTAGCGTAAAATTGTTTGTACCCCATTCTTCCGGTTATATTCTCAAAACACAATCTAACCCACTCCATAACCTTTTGGCTAGCACTGGGCACAATGGGGTCATAAAGAGTAACGTTCATCGGAGCCCAAGTGGCTTTTCCTGCGACGTATCTTTTTGTATTCATATAATCAAGTACCGTCTCATCAAACGTAATTTGCGGCCTAGATGCCGTCTTACAGGTAAATGCGTCAATTCCATTAATGGCAAGTACCCATCTAAACTTACGCTTGGGCTCAAACGAATCGGCCATCATTTGTTGGACTTCTAGAATTTCAGAAATGTTAGTAAAATCAAATACTTAGCGTACTAAATATCGACCCTCGGTTAAAGACCCTTCTAATATAAATATCACTTTCTTTATTTTATACCCTATTTTTTCAAACTATACTTCAAGCCTTTATTCCACGGAACAAAACCGCTCTTAAACTGTGTTGACTTGGCCTTTTCCGTCATATTCTTACTTACTCTTTCGTCGGCAAGCGTCAATCCTTTATTCCACACATCGCGACCCACTAAAGCATCGGACATTTTCTTCTTAGATTCTTCAGAATGTTTCTTGCCCAACATACCCTGATGAAACATATTTTCTTTGTGCTCATCGGACAATTTTCTGCCAATAAGAGCGTCTGAAACGGCTTTATTTCTTTTTATTTTTGTTTCCTCGGTCAATAATGAATAATTTACTCCATCACCACCGATAGTCAAATTATAGCCCTTGTCTTCTTGATCAGATCCAAAAGTATAGATTGCGCACATTTCAGCCACGTCCAACTTATCTTCATCTACATAATACAAAATAGCTGTTTCAAAATTGTCGGCACCATAACGATTATAAGCATTTTGCAAATGATCATTGTAGTGTCTGTTGGACTCTAGTAGCCGAAAATGACACTGCCACCTACCTTCAATATCTTTCGACTTACCAATGTAAATCTTATTATTGACTTTGTTTTTTATTTGGTAGATGCCCGAAATCATTCAACTTTTCATTCCTCAAATGAGGCCCCCGATTTTGACACGACGAAGTCAATGCTGATAAATTCTGCACTGCGGGTCGGAATCAAGAAAATCTTACCAGCCAACATATTTCGATCAATAAGTTCTGGCGTGGTCGTGGTAGAGTCCATTACAACTAGGAATTTTTCAATGCCCTGTTTTTGCATTATGTCCGCCAAAATCGGGTTAACCAACTGCTTGAATCTGGTCATTGTGGTGGCATTGGCCGGTTCAAATACCAGGAACTTAGCAGCAGAAGCAACCAGCTTCTTGGCTCTAATTAGCAATCTGCGGACATTGATTCGGTCAAGGGCAGATGCCTTCAACTGCAATGTCTTTTGACCCCAGATAACGCCTTGTGGCACGTCGGGGAATCGAGCAATAGGATTGATTCTGTTTTCGTAGAGGCTATCTCTTTCATCTTGGGTCAGCATATCGCCAAGACTTGTTACATCAAATCCAATTGTGTCTTTGCTCAAACCTGCTCTATTAAGACCGGCAGGAGCGAACCAAGCATAAGATACTCTATCGTTGTAGGCGATTGCGCCTGCGGCTGCAATAGAGGCAGGAAGATTTACTACCTTGCTATTGACGTCGTCATAAACATTAATGCCGGGGTAATAGATGGACATATAATTATTATCAAATCCTCTATTTTTTGTCTCACTGATCACGCCAGCAACCGTAGAACCGCTGATGTCGGCAACGTAGAACACGTCCGCTCGGGCTTGTGCGGCCAAAGCTGCGTAATCTACAATCTTGGAACTATAAATGCCAGGGACCAACAACATATTGATGTCGATGAAGTCCTTGTCCGACACGATGTCAATCGCTTGACGAATCGCTTGCGTACCAAGCTGAGACACCGTTAGCAACTGAGTTTCGTTGGCTACGGGATTGACAATTCTGCGATCCCATCCGTCGAAACCAAAGGCTAGCGGGACTGTGAACTTAGCATAGGTCGGCGACAACGTAGTGTGACCATCGTCATTGCCCGGACCCTTGCTGCTCGCAACCGGATTACTTGCATTATACTTGAACGTATCAATCGAATTACCCGATACATTAGTCAAAGCAAAATCAGCATCGGCACTGGTTGAGCTGGGCAGTTTGCTGAACCGTGACACGATATTGCCAGACAACACAGATTCAATACCCCAGCAAACGCTTGCATCACCTTCGGTCTGTGTAGTTTTGTCCAAAAGGTCAGCAACCAGCGGAACATCTCTCATCATACCGGTAAATGAGCCCGAAGTAACTGCGGGCTTAGCGAGGCCACGGAAGCCCCACGGCAACGCGGTACCAGGAATAGAGCCGGTAGTCAACTCAATACGAATCAACTTCGAATAATTCTGGAAGTTGCCGTGCTCAACCATCTTGCCGCGAGAAACACTATAATCAAAATACTTATTATAGTGAAGAATGCCAGAATTGCTTGAATGTTTTTGGGTGCGAAGGTTTGCGTAAAAAACAATATTGCATTTTAAACAAACAGTACACAAAAGAAGAATATGAGGAAATTTTGT